CTTGAAATGTTCTACACCACACCGACGAAAGACGGTCGATACGAATCCTCCTAGTGCAACAATTTTACTATGGCCGATGGTTTGTTCTTTTACGAAGTCGAGATCAACATCTTTTAGTTTGTACTCGCCTTCATACGGTATGACATTACTAAAACAGTAGTGTTCATAACCTAACTTGGTCATCCAAATCTGTAGACGATCCAATGAGCAGTTCTTACGCCATGCTTGGCTCGATGGGTTGATCCCCATCACTAAGACTGATTCTTTCATAAGTCACTCCGGCTTCTTCAAACATGTCTGCCGTTGCCATAAACGATTGTGCCCACTTGAGTGGTACAACATCTCCTTCGTGTGGCATCACAACGTGTTTGATACCAACTTGGATTACACCCTTTGCACATTCGCTACATACGGGCAGACCCCATACATATAGTGTTGCTCCACGCAACGAGATACCATTGTGTGTTGCGTTGTATATACAGTTCATCTCTGCATGTACAACTAACTTATACTTTTCTTCACGGTTTGTCAACCTAAATTCCGTATCTTCTATGCCACGAGGTAAACCGTTGAACCCAGTAGCAAGTATCTCACCGACATCACCAACGGCTACAGCTCCGATCTGTTTGCTCGGATCCTTACTCCAGGACGCAACATGTTTTGCAAGTCCTAGATACTTTTGATGCCAGCTATACGATATCATTTCCAAAAGTACTTACCTACTTTGTGTCCCTCAATGGGATAGTTCTTTAAGAAATACTTATCGTTATATTTACTCTTCTGTATATATCGACGATCAGAAAGTACGTGTGATGCAAAGATTCCAAGTATCTCAATATCACCGGAATATACTTTATCGTTACGATTAAGCGTCTCTGCTACAAGAACGTAATCTATCGCATCGATATGCCTTTGTGCATGAAAGATACGTTCCTTCTCAAATGTAATAAACGTCTGCTCTTGTTTATAATCCTGACGACTCATATGCTTACATTCAATCGTCGCTCGACCTTCTTTTTTCAAGGACCAACCAAATGCCTCTTGTACATCGGCATGAGTCGTAATGATATCAAACTCATAGTTCGGTGCTTCATCACCAGCATGTCTTGAGTTCGGTAACAGATGCATCACCGCAAACTCAATGAGATTTCCCTTGAAGCACTGTCTCTTTTTATGCTCAAGTGTTTCGTTATTATAGTTGGTTCTTCCGTTGCTGAATAGATCTGCAGCCATCTTATCGCTGTATGCAATCTGCTTATCGTTCAGTTGATAGTTCTCAATGATCATTTTAAATTTACCGTTGCTTTACGATTCCAATGATGTGGTTCGTTTCGTACAAGATCGAAGTGTCGTTCATATACATGTAAAGAACCTGCATTCCAAATCAGATCACCTTTCTCGACAAGGAGTTCATCAGCAATCAGTTGGTGAATATACATCTGCCATGCTGCATCATTCTTGAAACCGTAGATGGCATCGTTACTTCGCATACTGACGATAGAAACCAACTTACCGTCTCGAATAAGATACTGACAAGCATTAGTACAGATAAAGTCGGATCGACCACCTTCATCGAAGTCAACCCAGATGGAAGGACGAGTATAGATCAGGATTGCTCTACGAGAGTCAGGGTTCTTCTTGAGCTCATCGATTAAGCGCTCGTATTGATTATAGTTCTCTTCGGAGTATACACACCAACCGTAGTTTGAATTAATGTTGCCATCCTTGTCAGCAACTGATTTCCAGATCTCAGGCACAGGAGGTTCAATGTCGTATACATTACGAGACATGCTCTTGTACCAATCCATTTCACGACGGACATAATCCTTGTTGACCTTACCGAAGATGGAAGGTTCATCGACTACAAACTGAGCAGCAACCATCTCGATAGTTTTGACGCCGGTCTTATCGGTTACAAAACGCTTAGCAGCTAACTCATCGATGAAGTATTGACGGACATCATTTACGTTTTGCATTGAACATATCCCTATCCGGATCCTGACCTTCCATCTTACCGCGCATATACGATACGGCAAAGCTGCAGTAGTTGATCATATCCTTATATGTATCTTCGAGAGACTCGAAGTTAGGGTCGCCTTCTGCTTCGAGTAAAGACTGTGCTCGAAGTAACTTTTGCCATATCATATCATGGATCGTATCAACACCGCGACGATAATGCATAGCCTGCACGACATTTGAGTTTGGGTTTTGATAATCCTGCGACTTTTGAGTCTGTAGATATACGCATTCTCTCAAAACTTTGACTGACTCACGTTCACCGGAGGCTTCACTCATAGTGTTGCTCCTTGCTTAATCATCTTAGAAACATGCTTAATAACTTCAAACTTATACTGACTATCTGTTAGATTCAATTCATCAATAACCTTATGCGCAAATGAACGACACTCTTTAATAGTCTTATGTAATGCTCCGTGAGTACTAATTTGTCTGTGCCTATAATCTTTAACATCAAATCGGAGTTTATATTTTCTGCTTTCTTTAGCGTAATAAACACAATACGATTGGCCTCTATATTCGTACACTCCTTCACTTTCTTCTTCTTCTCGAGAACTCACAGGAATATCTCCTCCTCTGTATTGAGAAAATCGCTCATCATAAAGTTTGCCACCGGCCTCCTTAATAATGTTTCCAAAACAAAGCCAAAGCCAAGTATTCTTCTGTTTGTCAGGCGCCATAGCATTACGTACATTGTCAATATACATAATTTCATTAAACGGTTTAATCGAAGATAGCAATTTATTTTCTTGCCATATTTCAAGTGAACAGCCAGAATTTTTATAGTATTCTCCTTTATCAGGATAATACCTAAACACGTTAGAAATTTGCTTCTCGTAGATCGGCAATTCTAGTTTCATCGTTTCCATTGTAAGTTCCTTCGTGAGGTATGGGTGTTGGTAAGGTATGGCCGTCATCGACCGAATAAGATTATTATATCTAAAAAAAGATATATGTAAATAAGTTTCAGAGATTTCCTGTATTATTTTTATGTGATGGCGGCTGCCATCCTTCAGGTTTCATCAGGTCAGGCAACCCAAGCGGATTTGGTCGTTCCGGTTTGACACCGACTTCCTTGGCCATGTTTGCCTTTAAGACTTGATCCCAAGCAGCATTGGCGTCAACACCAAATGCATCCAAGGTTCCAATAGCAACAACGCAAAGATCAATAAGACCATCCACGATTTCTTCAGGATCTTCGTAAATAAATGCTGCCTGCTGAGTTTCATCGAGTTCCTCCTGTAAGAAGTTAATCCTGAACTCGAGGTACTTCTTTAGTTTATCTGGGTTGTTCTTTACCCATTCATGCACGCCATACTTTACATGCATATTATTAATATCTTTTACCCAATCATTGCTCACACTCTTTACTCCAATCTTGATACCAACCTTCGGCGGCAGACATTACAATATTAGGATAGTTCTTAATCTGATATCCTGTTCCTGCTCCAAGAGCCTTGCGATTTACTCTTCTTTTATGTTGATGCTTAATGTCTTTCCACTCCGCAAGAATGCGTTTGCACATCTTATCGTAATCAGCATCAGAAAGAACGTTCTTATCTTTTTTATAGTAGAGATAAGAGCTCATCATATAGTAAGAGATCAAGCGATTAGGATGGATCGTATCGATGTCAGGATATACACTCATTCGTATGATTTCATCCAATCTAACAATACCTTCTTAGCCTCATTGCGATCCAATCCAAATTCACGCTCAAGGTATGGACCTGCATCAAACATATTCGTTACACCCGACTTACGTAGTCCTTCGAGATAGGTGAACATGGTATCTTCAGTTGCTCTTTCCACTTGCCTTCTTTCTTCTTCGCATATACATCTTATAGTCTTTCCTGGCCTTGTCTAGGTGTATACGATTTGCACGCTTTTGAAACAACACACCATCTAGATGATCGTACTCATGCTGTATCGATCTTGCGGTCATTCCGCTATACTTAGTAGTCGTTGTTCTACCGTACATATCAGTAAACCTAACCCTTACACCAGCAGGACGTTTGATCTTTACATAAAGACCTGGGAAACTTAAACATCCTTCCATATAGTACACCATATCACCAAAGGTGTCAACAATTTTTGGATTGAACATGGCCATGACTCCTTCTTTATTCGAAGGATCACCAATTACGAATACGGATAAATTTATACCAACCTGTGGTGCCGCAAGACCGATACCGTTTTCAAGACACATCGTATCAGCAAGCATAGACGCAAGTTGCTCTGGTGGAATCTGTGGATCATCGAAGTTGAATGCTTCAGTCTTTTCCTTCAGGATCGGATCTGCATTATCAATTAGTGTGTATACACCCATCAAACATTCCTATATTCAAAGTTGTTGCTTTCTTTATTTTCTGATAAAAGAACTGCACCGTTTCGTAGATGGAATCGTTCTGCCATCTTAGTCTTTGGAGAAAGTGTTACGAACCTATGTATATGCGGTTTATTTTCTTTGATCCAATCCACCGTCTTAAATACAATATCTCTCCCTGCTCCTTTCTGATATGACCATACCGTATAGAACACCGCGATACTAGCAGGGTCATTAAAATCTGGAAACTCTACGAGATCCCTCATACTCTTAGGAACCTGATCATTGTATGATACGCATATACAAGCTGCAGCATCACCTGTAAATTCATTTTCATATACAAAGAAGTCTTTATTTGCAGACGTTCTGAATGCATAACTAATGTTCGGACGTACTGGATCATCCTCGACTAAGTATGCTCTATCTGGGGTGGCCTTATGTAGAATCATGCTGCTATCCTGCTAAAGTTCTTATGTTTTTCAAACCTAACCACAGAACGAAACTTATCCTGTAGTATATCACCCTTATGACTTATAACGAATATGTTAGTATCCATACCAAGTTCATTTAACAATTTAAGGAACTCATCACAACCGTTCGAGTCAAGTGAAGCATCAAATACTTCATCAAGAATAAGAAGGTTTGTATTTGTGGAGTTCTTCATCTTTGCAATCGACCGCCATGTAAGTAATAGCGAAAGATCAATACGCATCTTTTCACCTTCACTGAACGATGAATAACTAAACTTATCACGGTGTCTGGATTTAATCGTTTCTTCGAAGTTTTCATCGAGTTCAAAACTTACAAAGAATTCCATCGCCGCTAGATATTTATTAACAAGTTTATTCATTACCGGTATGTACTGTCGTACGATCTGTGTTTTTATACCTTTGTCTCGTAACATATCGTAAGCAACATCGAGCAACTCCTTTTCGTTGATATGTTGCTCTCTCTTTTTCTCAAGAGCCTTGATAGCTTTCTTAAGATCGTTTAACTTTTTATTCTCGGCTTGTAGGTCTGTGCTGTCCGATACTTCTGTATCAATGCTTTCTCTCATCTGCCTGATGTATCTATTAAGAGAAGAAATCTGATTGTTCTCATCAGTTACTTTTGTAAGGTACTCTTGGATTTCCTTATTAACTTCTGTGATATCAAGGAGTCGCTGATTTTCTTTGTCGAGTTCAACCTGTAGTTTATCAAGAGCATCGGTAACTTCATGTACCTTTTGTTCTCCTTCTCCGATCTTAGTCTTCTTAATGGTTGTATTGATATCTTGATCGCAGGTAGGACAGTGATCGTTATCCTGAAAGAACTTTATTTCACGTTTATACTTTTTGATCTTATCGCCGAACTTAGTTTCAATCTTTAGTATATCCTGCAGCTTCTTATGTACGGAATCTTCGTCGCTAATCTTTTCCTGCAGTTCCTTGATCTTTGTGTTATTCGACTCGATGGATAGTGTAAGTCGACTGATAGAAGATTCCGATTTATCCACTTCAGTCATAAGGTTAGCAATGCGCTCTCGGTTCTTACTCTCAATCTCGTTAATATAGTTTTCGTGCAGATGAAGCTTTTCATCTTCAACGAGCAATGCATTCTTAACATCGGTTATCTTTGTTTTATTGTCCGCAATCTTTTCCTTCAGTAACATATTCATAGTCGTAAAGATCTTGATATCCAAAAGATCCTCAATGATATCACGACGTAGGTGAGCAGGTAACTGCATAAACGGAACGAATGTCGACGAGCCTAGTATGACGATCTGTGTAAATGAATTGTAGTTGAGCTTGAGTATATTTTGCTCAAGATGTATTTGATACTCACGGCGTGATGCAACTTGATTAAGTAGGTTACCGTCCTTGTATATCTCAAACTTCTTTGGCTTTTCTCCACGTATAACTTGGTATTGAGTTGATCCAATCGTAAAGTTAACCTCGCACATCAGTCCTTTCTGATTGACTGAATTAACGAGTTGTGGAATATTGATCTTACGGAAAGGTCGACCAAACAAAGAAAAACAAAGCGCATCGAGCATAGTCGACTTACCGGCTCCGTTTTCACCTATCACAAGAGTATTAGGACTCCTGTCTAGTTGTATTTCAGTCCACGTATTTCCGGATGACAGAAAGTTCTGCCACCGAACATTATGAAATCGTATCATTAAACTTCCAGGTTCTGGGCCTCAGTGTATAGATTAGCAAACAACTGATTAAGTTGAGACTTATCTACCTTTGTGTCCATTACATCAACATACTTATATAAAGAAGTCAATGTATCCTCCGCTTCGCTAATGATCTCTTCCTCGGTTTGTAGATCTGCATTCTTGTGATCATCGACGATTGATAAATGCGCAGGATTTGACTTATAAAGATTATCAAGAAATAGATCAAACCAATAAGGATTTGACTTATTCTGTACAATAACCTTTACATAAGTATCAGTATAGGAACCAAAGTCAAAGCTTTCTAAAAACTTCTCAAGTTTCATATCAGTATCATCGTACCATATCTTATGGAATATTCTATAAGGATTCTGAACAAATGTCAACATTCTTTCTTCAGAATTAAATATATGAAACCCTCTTTGATCGTTATGATCGTTCCAAAACATTTCATATGGATTACCAAGGTAGTGAATGTTACCTCTACTTGATTTGTGGTGGAAGTGACCGGAGCATACTGTGTCGAACTTATCGAATAAAGCTTTTTCTAATCCATGTGGATTTGGCATGCCACGATACATCTCGAAACCTTTGATCTCAAGGTGTCCGAATAATATCTGAGCCTTTGTGTTCTTAATGAACTGCATTGACTCTGCATAGTTGGAATTATTGATCCACGGCAACATTGCTATATCACATGAGTCAAATGTTACATTCTGTGGATCGGAGTACACACTAATTAGATGATGCTTATCTCCAAACAGCTCGTTGAGTGCGTTGACCTCGTTTGTATTACGATAAGGGATATCATGGTTACCTACGATAGCGTGTACCTTTATGCCACGATCGATACATGGCTGAACAAAGATATCCTTGAACTCTCGCAATGTTACATAGTTAATAAACTTACGTCTATCAACAATATCTCCAAGATGAAATATTGTCTTGATGTTGTGTTCATCTAAGTAAGGAAAGAATACTTCCTTATAAAATTTACCAAAGTATCGTAAGAATGTCTTGCTATCGTTTCTTGCACCAAAGTGCGTGTCAGTTATAACTGCTGCTAACATTAGTCCTCTATCAAGACGTCGATGGCTGTAGAAGTTTTGTTCTTCTTACGACGTTTTGTTTCTTCAAAGTTTTGTATAAAGTTTCCTACATGATCCTTGCTCCACTCGCTCATCTTACCCTGTGGAACATAACTGTCATCATGGCTTTGCGAATCACTCGTAAGATTCATTACTTCCATTTCACCCATCAGCTTGTACTTAGTATACATCTGTTTCTTTTCCTTCTGTATGCGTCGAAGGAATGCATAGTAAATAATTTGAGTAAAGTATGCAAATGGATTATGAGACTTCTCAGGATTAAAATTATCGATATACTGCAGACAGTTTTCTATACCGTCTGATATCATCTCTTCTTTAAATGTATAGTTAATAAAGTTTGGTTTATGAGACAGATGTACAGCAATCTTCATTATACATTCGCCTACATAGTGAGAAACAACAGGTCTTTCCTTTCCTGCCGCCTCTGCCTTTTTAACCTGTTCCTTATAGTCAATCATGGCTGCAAGGAACTCTTTATTATTTACATAGTGCTGTGACTTCTTTTTTGCCATTAGTGCACCACTATACTTGTATTAGAAAACTTTTCGTATAAAGCCATTGTTACTTCCTCTTCTTCAATATCACGCTCTTCATTTGCAAGGCCTATAGATTCTTCTTCATCGCTTAAAGCATTGATAGCTTCGAAGTAGTAGTCCTCAATGTCCTGTGTAGGTTTTGAGTACATCAGTATATGGTTTTGCTTTAAAGATAGCAAGTGATCTTCAATAAACGGAATCCACTTTGCAACTCGAACAGCTGCTCCATTTACACTATTTTGAACGAACAACTGAAGAGGCTTATCTAAAACAACATACTGATCATCGATAGTATCCACGAAAGATACTATGTGTTCTCCTGATACTAACTTAAGATATAAAACATCCATTGTATTGTCCTCTATAAGTTAATGTTATAGATCTTATAGTCAAACTCTTCATCGTTATATATTTTAATTCTTTCGGCAAAATGTTTCAGTGTATAGTTTACTTTGCTCTTATTTCGTAAATCATCGGCTATGTCGTAGAGAGTTGCCTTATCTTTTGACTGGCCCTTTCGCAGACCACGGCCAATAGACTGCAGATTACGTATACGAGACTTAGTGGGAGAAGCAAAAATAATGTTATGAAGATTGCGAATATTAATGCCAGTACTAAATGTACCGTATGAAGCAATGATGATTGCGTTTGCTTCTTCCTCGGTGATAGCCCGAATCTTTTCCCGTGTCTCTGCATTTGTTCCACCGTAGACAAAGAATACCTTTCTATCGTTTTCTGCTACTTTATTAATTTGATTATATAATATTTTGCCGTGCTTGTCAACATATTGAAATAACAAAAGTGTATTACCACTTAATGATATAGCAAGGTTCTGTATAAATTTATTTCTTTTAAGATTTCCAACTATGAAGTCGATCTCGTCCTGATACTTTAACTTACTTACTTGTTTTCTATCGTTCTGATTATACTTGAGAACAAGTGCTTTAATTTTAAAGTTTGCAAGTACCTCTTGATCGATGAGCTCACGTGTCTTTACAAATTGTTTTGATCTTCCGAACAACCCCTCGAGTACTAACTTATGAGTTTGCGTTCCATCAAGTGTTCCTGTAAATCCAAACCTATACTTACAGTCGATGAGCTTTGTCATTATAGATGTGAGCGACTTTGCTTTGAAAAGATGACACTCGTCACCGATCACAACGTTATACTGAGAGAAGTAATCCTTACGCATCTTGTATAGAGACTGCCAGGTGGATACAACTATTCTGCAATCTGTATTCTTTTCCTGTCCACTCATAATCATATGGATGTCGTTCTCATCCGATCCATACTCAACAAAATCAGATTTCATCTGATGTACTAAGGACGTCGTTGGTACTACGATTAGAGTCTTACAGTCGCCGTACCATTGAGTTAGGAGCCATATAATGAACGACTTGCCTGAAGCAGTTGGAGAAACAAGTAGACCCCTATTATTTCGTACGAGATGAACGAAACTGTCCAACTGATAATCACGAGGATCGAACGAAGTTTGGAGAGAAGTGATGAACTGAGCTGCATCGACCCGCGCAAGATTCTGTAGTGTATCAATGTTATCCTGTATATCTATATCGTATTCACGTTCCTCAGCAAACACCTGTACATACGGAAGGAGGCCAAGGTACAGTTCCTTCGTCCTTGCATTGTATAATCGCATCTTTCCATCCCACATGCGATTACGATACGCAGGCATAAACTTAGCACCTGGTACCGTGAACGTAAAGTAGTCAGAGAGCTCCTGTCTTATAACAGGCTCTGCATCGATCTTCATATATACTTCGTTTTCCTTCGATACAATCAAGGTATTCGCCTTAACGTCATTATTGCCCAGAAGTAAATCGGAGGAAATCCAGGCTGTTTTTGATGACATAACCCCTCGTGTTTATTGCTTTTATTATTTCTTCGAGGATATCAACCAATTCCTGCTGATACGCAATCTTCGTATTCAGCTGGACCATTTCAGAATCACTTTCTACATAATGAGATACTTCCTGCTTGAGTCTTTTGAATTCATAAGGTTCACGACCCAACTCAGCAAGATCCTCAGGATTATTTAAATCGCCTCTGTAGTAATCGGTAAGGCGAGTGCTTAGTTGTTTGTGCTTCATCTTAAAAGCACGAAGCTTCAATCTCTCATCTGAGAAATGCTTCAAATACTTACCATGTAAGAGAGGAATGTTTAAACTTTCTCGTGATAGTTCGGTTTCATCAATCTTTACATCCTCTTGCCACATACTAATAATATCTTCAATCTTCATATACCGAAACTTTCTCCACATCCACAACTTGAAGTTGACATTGGGTTCTTAACCGCAAGGAACGAACCACCTAATTCATTTACATAATCAACCGTACTACCTAATATATATAACTCTGCGACCGGGTCGACAACGAGTACATCATCGATAGGATCACTCCAATCTACACTCGGATTGTCAGACTTTAGTCCCCATATATATTGAAATCCGGCACAACCTCCACCCTGTACACCTAACGATACATAATCATTGCCACGTACTGAATTGAGATACTCTTTAGCGGACTCAGTAATAGTAACCATTAGATACTCCTATTGCAAAGCCTACAAGGCAATTATAACAAGATTAATGATAATGTCAATAAGTTATAGTCTTTCAATCGAAAACTTACGATATCTGAATACTACTTCAGCTTCAAGGTATTCTATATCGGTTTGAGTGACATCAAACTGTAGAGGCGTAAGAGATAGTGGAAACATATCTTCAAATGCTACTCGTATATGTGGATTGCTGTTTGATGTAAGTATAAGAATGGAACCATCCGATAATTTTTCTGGTACATCATTGAACTGTGCAAGTTTTTCTGGATGACCAATAGATATTAACCAGTTATGTATCTCCAGATAGTTATTCATATCTTCATCAACTCTGAATCTCAGGTTGAATGGCTCGTACGTAATTCTATCACCAAATCGTGGCAAAGCACCTACTGGGTTCGGCTGAAGAATTTCATTCATTGAAATAGATGGTAGAGCTGCAGCCTGACAAAAGTACTCGAGGTTAGGAGCACGATTCATAATGAATCGAAAACCGAGCGGTGACAGAAAGTTAACGTTATCAGTAACTGTTGCCGATGTATCTTCAACGAACGTATTTGTAATTACTGCCATGTTTTAATCTCTTTTATGATATCAGCCGCTCTGTAATCGCCTGGTTTTTCTGAATAAGCAACCTGCACATCCTTTATCACTGCATCTATATTGTGATGCCAATAATTTAAGAACTTATGCACCCGTGGTAATTCAGGTGTAATGTCCTTTGTCTGCCATATAAACTGCTGAACGATATCAGTATAATCAGGCATATAGTATGTAATGTCAAGTGTAACTAAGTTCTTACGTATCCACATAACCTACTATTTATATAATCAACAAAGACAAAAAAAGAGAGGGACCGAAGTCCCTCTCTAAGTTTATAACAATCTTTTCTTGTTATATGCCGGGGCGGCTTATTACATAAGATTGCTGACCGTAACGATGCGGTAGTAGATGTTCTTCTTCTGCGAAGAAAGCGCACCGTCAGCTGCCGTCGTTGCGAAAGGATTAGCGACCATGCCGTAGCGAGTCTTAAATCCGATTTTTGGTTGGAACGTATTCTCACCAACCGCACGAACCATCTGTAGAGGAACGTATGGGCAGTAGAATAATCCGGCATCAAAGGCAGAAGCACCTTTGTAACCGACCGTGACGTATTGATCTCCACCAGCAGAGGCGAAGTACGGATCGATGTAAACCTTAGTCCGACCGTTGAGAACACCAGCAAACGTGTTACCTGTATCGTCAACATTCAAGTTCGAGCTAAGAGCAGGTGTATAATCGAGAACACCGGCCATCTGCAGAGCAGATGCAACATCCGAACCACAGATCATTACGTTACCTTTACCGCGGCGGGTAGACTTGGCAATCTGATTGGCTTCACGCTCAATCTGGAAGACAAGACCTTTAAACCGCTCAACACTCCAGCGGCCGTTGGCATCGACGTCGAGGTCGAAAGTACCAGCCGTTGTCGTATTGTCCTGGGCACCTGCTGTAGCCGTGTAGTTGATCGTACGAACAACTTCGCGGTTGATCTCAGCAAGAATCTCAGCAGACAGGATGTTGCTGAGTTCGGTTTCAGCGTCGAGACCGTGGATGGCTTTAAGATCTTGAGCCAACTCCATGGTGTACTCCGCTTTCAGCGCGCGAGAGACGGCCGTGACGGCAACCTTCTCGATGCTGAATGCCATTTCCGAAATCTCGTTCGTTGTGGCATCGCCGAATGCTTCAGCCGTAGCAGTAGAAGCACCAGTGGCAACGGTATATCCAGAACCGGAAGCACGATCCGTTGGATCGGAACCTGTCTGAACCGTAGCAAATCCGCTTGTGTCAAGCGCGTTCTTAATGTTAGCACCACCAACCGCGTTGTTCGAAGATGCAGAGAACGATGTGCTTGCTTCGTTATAAAGCGCTTCGTTACCAGACTGGCTGGCTGTACGAGGACGCATAGCGAAGATCAAGCCCGTTGGACCCGACATCGGTTGAACACCGCAGATATCGTATGCGATGAGGTTTGGCATTGAACGACGAACCAGCGAAATAAGTACTGGATCGAAGATATCAACAGCACCCGCCGCAGCCGTGGAGCTCGAGGCACCCATAGCGTTGGTTGGCGCCGCTTCGCCGAGTAGAGTAGGCATTGCATAACCACCCGAACCCATAGCGGATTCGCGTGAAGCCTTCTCCTGGTTTTCTAGAAGAGTTGCTGTGACGGCACGACGATGAGGATCCTTAATCTCTCCGAGGTCGGGATGCTCAATGACTGGCTGCCACTTCTTCTGTAGTTCTTCAGATAGGAACATCTTTTGTTTCTCCTTACTGTAAAATATCAGCCTTCATATTATTTATAAAATCATTATTTTCTAGCAGACTGGGAAATGGCAGCCATGTAGGCTCCCATGGCACCGGTCGGACCATCCTTCTCTTCATCAAGAGAGATCGGACCATCTTCATCATCGACGATAACCGTATTGGTTTCTTCATCAATATCAAAATATTGTTCTCTTAGCATTCCAACTTTCTTTTCGAAGTCTTCGGCTGAAGAGAATTCAATTCCTTCTGCAAGACCGCGGAGTTTCTCGATCTGACTCTCAGTAAGACCATCTGCGGCGGCAGAAAAAGTTTGATCTTTCTCGAACTCTTTCACGCGGTTCGAGAGATCAACACTCTTATCGGTTTCTTCATTGAGCTTGGACTCAAGTTCGTCAACCTTTGCGATAAGTTCTTCTACAACATCGACCTTCTCTTCTGGAATGTCGACATAGTGTTCTTCGAACAAACCTTTAAGACCTAACATAAAGTCTTCGACCATATCAGCGCGTACGCCTTTCTCGATCGCAAGTTTGTTTTCATCGACCCATTCTTGAACAACATAGTCAAGATATGAATCAACCTTTTCGGTAAGTTCATCGATTGTTTCTGTACGAGCAACTTCCACATCGGCTTCAGCTTCAATGGCAAACTTTTCCAGTTGTTCGTTGACCTTAGATACGACAGCTGCTCCGAAGATCGTTGCAGCTTTTTCCTTGAACTCCTCATCGAGTTCAGATCCTTTAAAGATCGCATCGACATCATCTTGGATGTTAATATCATCTGATGTAATCTGAGCAAGCTCACGTGGAGCATCGATTACTTCTTCTTCAGATTCAATTTCTTCCTTCATATCTTTATCGCCATACATGGCACCAAGCATTGATTTATAAGCGGCTTGAAGATCTTTCTTCTTCATACCGTTCATATGACCCATCATTGCATTGATCATTGCCATCTTTGTCTTAGGCATCGGATCACCTTTGCCCTTTGGCTTCTCATCCGTCTTTACGGCGTCTGAATCTGGTACTTCGGACTGCTTATCGTCGGACTTGAACTCTAAAAGATCTTCATCTTCTGAAATCTCTTCAGGAGTTTCAAGAACCTCTTCAGCGTCCTCCATAACTTCAAGTTCTTGTTCGGACATCTGTTATCTCCTTTATGAAATAATGCTTCATTTCCATTTATTTATAATATCGCCATCTTTTAGAGTTGCTTCAAGAAGTTTTCAAAGGCTGCGATCTTTGCTTCCTGTAGATCATTTCTTGATGCTTTTTTGATTTGTGTTTGAGTTTTCTCAATGTACTGAGGAACCCAACGATCGTCGACTTGTAACCATTCAACTCCTTCCATAACACCCTCTACGAATGCATCGGGTGCAGAAGGATCGGCTACAATATCAGCAGCTGTTGCCAACTGAAAATCTGATGAAACAATATTTGTTCCATCTTTACCTTGTTTCAGAGTACCCATACCTCTTGATGAAACGCCGAGCTTAGCTCCTTCATCCATAAGATTCTTTACGATCTTACCCATAGGAGTTTCGGTCATTATTTTCGCTTTACCCATGATGTTATTACCATCCTGGTGTAACTCTTTCACCATATGTGATACGCGTTCAAGATTGATAGTCGGACCCTGCGGATGACCAAGTTCTCCATACGCACGATTCTGCTCGACATATTCTTTGTTATATCGCTTAACTTCTTTGAGGAGAGTTCCGATAGGATACATACGACCATTGCGGTTCTTAATCTCTCCCTGCATAAAGACGCCCTCGATGAAATAGTTCTTACCACCGTCTTCCTTAGCTTCGGTGATGAACTGAACATCAGTGTCGATCATTTCGGTGATAAGTTTCATTTTACGTTCCTATTTCTTTTTTATTATTTATAATCAATAACCCTGCAAGACCTTTAATCCCATCTTTCGACCGGAACTATCGTGCTGAACCATGATCATGAAATCGTGCGTGCCTGGATCGAAAGATCCTTCATCCGATACCATCGAGTAACCAGATGGTAAAGCACCGAGTAAAGCTTCTATGTCGCTAGCCCGATCAGTATCTGATGAAGTCCACGAATCCATTTCTGATGCATCCGTTGCTTCACTGTTTCTAATTGCATTCTTGATTTCTGTTAAGTTTGCCATTTTCTATACCTGATATCTTGTAGGTGCATTGTCATAAAGAATTGCTGCTTCAGCTGCACTTACTGCCTTATTATAAACTGCGCAATAACCGACGCCGTCATTTTGTCCCATTGGGAATCTTGGGTTGCTCAAGTTAGCATCGAGCAAGCTACAAAGCCAGTGCCAATTATGCGTTGAGTTTCCAGTTGACGGAGAACTGTAAGTCAGAGTGAAAGTGTCGAGAGTAGCATCGTTATTATAAAAGAAACTGCCGTTGGTTACGCCTTCATCTACAGATATCACAAGGTGATTCCTTCCATTGGCGATCGATGAAGTACTTACTTTACCAGCGCAAAAAGACCCAGCAGTTCCTCTATGAATATTTAACTGTATTCTTCCGTCGTTATAAGTCTGTAGACTAATGCCTGTATCGTTAGTATCTTCTGCTGTACAGATGACAAACCCTCCTTGACTAGAGGGTTTATGAATACCTATCTCTATGGTAAACTGAGCACCATCTTTATGCAGAGAATTTGTAAAGGTTGTATTTGTCTTAAACCCTTCCATCGTAACGAAGTCGGCTGATGAGTTACTGACCTGTGAGTAGTATTTGTTACCACTATCATAATTTGGATCACGAGAATCAGAACCAGTGCTGGTTCCTTGTCTCACATCATAAGTCGTCTGAGATGATCCATCTGCCGGAGACGATTCTTGGTTCGCAATTGTTTGGGATGTAGTTGAAACTTCGGCGTTCCACATAAACACACGGGATTCGAGTATAGATTCAATAGTAGGACCACCGCCACCACCGGCAGCAGAAATAACCGCTGCTGTTTGTGATGCAACTATTGAAGTTGTTGGTGAGACACCGACACCTAATTTCATAACGATGCCCTTCTTTTTAGTACAACCCTACCACTGAGTTTGCCGTACCTACAGTGCGAACTTTACGAACACGAATTGGTAAAGTCGTTCCTGCTGGAACTGCAGTGAAAGTGGTGGTTGTTCCGGATGCATCATCTGCCATCTCGACAACTAAGTTACCTGCGGAACCGACGTATACAGCACGTGTTGTAAATGCAAGGTTAGCACTTTCATTCGATGTAATGGCAAACCCTTTTGTAGCAGGACCCTCGAATGTTGCGGGAAAGAATCGGAATTTATCTGTTTGATCTGGCATCTGTCACTCCTTAGGCCGCTGCTTTCGCAAAGTCAACCATCGCATCGAAAGATTTCTTATCCTTCATTGCTTCGGTTTCCATCTTTTTGCGATTGCCCGGATTTAATTGTTTCATGGCATTGTTGAGAAACTTTGCCGTCTTTTCATCGATCTTAACTGTCTTACCATCCTTGAGCTTAAGCATTCCTTTCTTGAATGCTTCATCGATGTAATCAGCTTCTTCCTTCATCAGTTTATTAAAATTCTTTTTGAGATATGCATTCGCTGATGCCATATCTTTGAAGCTTTTAACAATTTTTCCGGCAGCGTTCATGACATGTTTGCCATCACGGTCAGATGAAACATACGGCTTTTGTTTTTCATTTAACTCGACTTCTTCTTTGATCTTTGACGATCCTTGCATTACGGGTGTTTTATCCCCACCTGGTTTTGCAGCGGAACGAGTGCCAGATACAAAGTCCGAGTATTTCTTTAGAATAGGTTCACCTTTACCAGATTCTTTCTTAGGTATTTCACCACTAAAAACATAATCCGGTGCAACTGGATGATCCTTAGGCATTACAAGATTGGCATTATGCGTAGTGTGCAGATTCTTGAACTTTTGTTCATCGTCACTTGCCGCTTCATAATCCTTTTGGCTCTCGCCATCACCCACGTAATCTTTTGCATCTTTTTCGAGTAAGTCTCTAAACTTCTTCATCGGGTTCTTCCTCCGAAACTTCTAGGTCGATTTCATCTTCAACTTCAGTCTCGACTTCTTCATCATCGAAGAAGGCTTGTCCCGCTGCAATCTTTTGGATTTGAATCTGATCCTTTGCTCTTGCCATCAATTCAGTATTGATCGCATCTTTAAACTGAGCTGAATCTCCACCCTGCAGTGCAATGATTGCATCTTTAATAGTATCAGTCATATCACGACCTCCATTCATTCATTATTATTTATAAAAGAAACCCTTTTAACTTTCGACATCCATCATATCATCTTCACCGCCACCTTCTTGACCAATCTGCATATCGATCTTTTCGACTTCTTCTTCAGTTAAACGAAGTACGTTTGTACGAACCCAGGCTTCAGAAAAATACTTACCAACATAAGAATCGATATCACCTAATAGACGAAGTCTTTCAGTCATTATCTCAGTTTCTTTGAGTTCAGTAAAGTGATTATCTTCCATAAAATCATAGTAGATATTCTGTTTTATGTCTTGCCATTCTTTGCGAGTGATTACTCCCGTAAGAGCAAGTTGTATCTCCAAGAGTTCATCGAACAGCATAGCAAAACGATTACGCAATCTCTTAATGAATTTATTAAACTTTAGTTCATCACGTGTTATCTCAGAAGATCGACCCAGTTGGAATTGATTCTCTTGTTCCATACGAGCAGTAGGAACATTTAGTGACTTATAGAGTTTGCGGCGGAAGTAATCAACATCCTCCATCTCTCCAAGATTCTGACCACCGGGTAACGTCGTAATCTCAGTGCCTCGACCGCCTTCACGACGTGGTAACCAGAAATCTTCAAGCATTGTCATGAACTTACGATCGTCTCTCACCTCGCCTGTGGTTGCATCATAAGTCAATTTATTCTTATGCTTGACCATCATATCACGCAGGTACTGTTCTGCCTTCATCTTTGGTAGGTTACCTACATCGATATAGAAGATACGACGCTCAGGCGCACGAGCTAGTCTATAGATTACAACTGCATCTTCCAACATACGCAGCTGATTAAGAGGTTTGATTGCTTTATGCAGATGTGAATAAATCATATTGTTACGTGTATCTAATATACCTGAGTGACAATATGCAATGGAATCTTTTGCGATCTTTACACCCTGTGCTTGATTCGCCGTAGTGATTCCCTTCGGGTTATACATATAGTATTCGTTACTGCCTTTGTATATAGTAACGCCGGTTCTTTTGTCTTTTTCTTTTATAGGCTCTTTAATCTTGCGAATCTTACGCGGATCGATATAACGTAGATCCTTAATACCTAACTTTGGATTTGTTTCATCAATTACAATGTGATAGTATAACCTTCCGTCGATATACCACTTACGAAAGATATCATAGGCATTGTTTTGAAAGTCAAGAATCTTGAAGATTTCATGGAATGATTCTCTGATTCTTTTCTTGATAGCAGCCGGTTGGTTTATCTTATCTAGTATAATCTCACAGGGACCGGAGTTCTCATCTACCACAATCGCTTCATTTACAATATCTTGTATTGCATAATCAGCTTCAGGTTGTATAGACATTTCACGATACTTTGAAACAAGATCACCTTCATTCTTTGCTTTATTTTCTAAATCGACATATGTACCATATGCGCCGCCTGGTGCTATCTCAACAGAACCGTCTTCAACGGAAGGCGAAACAATAGATGGTAGTTTTGCCTGATCGTCTTTTTCTTTTTTACGAGCGATAGTAAATCCAAATAGTTCAGCCATTATATGATCCTATAGCTTAATGTTATTTCTATTATTTATAATAGATGAAAACACAAAAAAAGGGAGCAAAAGCTCCCCTTTCTTGAATAACCAAGTATACTTATACGATAGCAGCTCCAGGAGCATTTCCACCGGAGTTTGTTGTCCAGTAGTCAATACTGAATGTTGCCGTATATTCTTCAAGTGCGTCAGTATTCGACCAATCAAGATCGATAGCAGCAATGTTAGTTGGGAACAATCCAACAAAATCATATTGGCGAAGTATATCACCGGATTTACCGAAGTGAGTTACCTGAGCCTGAGATTTATACACCGTGTTGAAAACCTGTGATACGTTATCCACCGTGGCGTTGATATTGTTCATCCATTCTTCTAATGTACTGCGTACCGAGAAGTCCTCATCATTGAGGATTGTGACTGTCCAATCTTCATAAGTACGATTACCCGCGAACTTAATCGGCCGACCGAAGTAGTTTGTCGTAATCGGAGTCAAGATAGATGCCGGTACCTGTGCGACACGACATACGAAACGAAACCTATCATCTGCCGAAGCATTGATTGGGTTAGTCATTGTCACTTCAAATAATGAAGGTCGAGCACCACCGAAAGGTAAATTACCTTGGAACTCTGTGATATTGAAGGGCATGGTCTTCTCCTAATCCTTTTATTTATTTATATCCAAAATTAGAACTGACCAACAACTTCTTCAAACTCAACGCCGGTTCTTACCGCAATAAAGTTAAGTTGGATGAAGTTAATTGAACGAGCGGGTTTGATATAGATATCACCGATGAATTCGTTACGATCGATTACTTCTGGAGTATTGTTTGTTTCATCACAAACAACTCGGAAGTCAAAGATACCACGACGACCCTGTACATCCCGAAGGAAAGGCTCAACCAAGTTCTTGAACTGAGCTCGAGTAAATGCATCGTTAAACTCAAAGAGAGTAAACTTAGCAGCTGTCGAGATCGCTTTCTCAAGAACGATAAACAATCGACGAACATTGATACGATCAAAGGCACTTGGTTTTGCTAGCAGTGTTTTATCACCGAAGAGAACCGTACCTTGACCTGGGAAAGTGACAACAGGATTCACACCTGATTTGTATAACTGATCCCTGTCAGCTTTACGTGGATTATAAGTAAGTCTTGTAACATTCTTAACATTTCCACGATTGAAACCAGCTGGCGAATACCACGGATCACGTACATTATCGGTGCGAGCCATCAAACCTGCTGTGTCGCCGTTCAATGGAACGTTACGATAAACATCGTTGAACTTATCGTACTGATATTTGTAACCACTATCCATGATTGCGTACGAACTAGATGGCAGAGTATTACGGAAGTTAATAATATCTTCCTGCTCTGCTCCGATGAATGCGCTGTTATTTACAACGTCTGCACTCTCAGGCGAAAGCGTTACAACACAATCCAATCTCGTTTCACAAATATTATTGATGATGTGAGTAATAATGGTTGCATTATGATCCGCTGCCATGATGAGAGATACATCTACATCTTCTGCTGATTCAAACTTTTCGTAACCATCGATAATTTGTGCGTTCGTTGGTGTATTTCCGTCGGATCCACCGGACAGAGATACCGTCGTTGGTTTATCGTTACTGTTTACAAATGCAGATGTAGCAAGACCACCAGCTGCCGTCATGTTATCGACGTGAGATGCCCACCAGATCCAAGACGACTGTTG